AAGGACGCAAACAATGCCACTCAAATCAGAAACAACAGTTGAATACTATTTCGACAAAGCATATTTATTCTATTGCTCAACACATGATTGCTTTAGAGTAAGTAATAACCATGAAGATAGTGTACTATTAAATGGTGTAACATCTAGGGATGTTAATAAATTTATTGAGAGTTACTTCGAGTATGTATTAGAGGATGCACCAATGAAGGAATACTTCTTAGAAAGATTAAGTAAAGTAAAGGAGGCAGCAGAAGATGAGTAAAACTGCATACTTTCTACTTAAGACTAGCATTCGTGAGGATTATGATATCTCGGATGCAGCCAGGGACGTAGAACAAATGGCTGAAGCTGTATGTATAGATTACATGTGGCTAGAGTCAGGTAATGATCATCCTTACATTGCATACTAATGGAATACAAAGAAATGATTGAACTAATTGATTCACGTGTAGATTACATGACTGATGTAATTACTGATTCAGAATGGTTCGATGAGAAAGTACAAGAAGCTGTTAAATCTTATTTGGAATCAAATCAATTATGAAACAATATAAATTCACAATCGTCGTTCGCTCGCCATTAGATGTTAAAGATATGGTCTGGGCATTTACACATAAGCTTAAGGACGCATTCCCAATTGTCTCTATTTCATTTGATGAAGTAAAGGATGACAAGAAGGATGAGTCACCCTATAATGAAATACCAAAGAGGTACTAATGAAGTATGAAATGATTTCAGCTTTGATACAAGATTGCCATGCTAAAATAGCAATGGCTAAATGTAACGTCAATGTTTTCTTAGAAACTCCATGTGGTGTAGGAGATCATTCTAACATCATGGAAACTATTCAAGAACAACTAGATGTTATCTCACAAAACAGAGATAGATTATCAGTATTACAGGAGACATTTAATGGCGAAGAATAGAGAATGGCTGCTATATAATGCAGTGCTAACATGGATACATCATTATCCAAATGTACGTAATGAACTTCTTACTCAATACCAAAAGTTAGAAAAGGAATTACAATTTGAATATGGACTATATGCAAATGAACAGCCCGACAATATTAAAACACGCAAAAGGGGACGTCCAGCGAAAAGACAAAGGACGAAAAAAACCGCAAGCAATCCGGCAAGCACGGAAGAAAGCAAAGCAACTAATCAGGAGGCTTAAACATGAAACATAAGTATGTAGCTAGATATGCATCATATGGTAATGAAATTATCAAAGCCGAAGACGATGAAACTGCTGCATGGATAGCTTTACACTGGGCAAGGATGCGTGGTGCTGAATTAGTTGATGTAGAACCTATAACATTTGAGGAATAACATGCCTAAGAAAAGACCATCTAATAAAAGACCTAAGTACTTTCCAAATAACTGGAAGGCATACAAAGAATCACCTGATGAATTCTTTCTGCCTATAACATACAAAGACTTCTTTAATTGGAAGGTCATGGGTTGGGTATTACCATCCTCAATTGCTTGTGTTATACGAGAAGAGAAAGATGGAAAAATATCTGAAAAGATATATTCACAATCGCAATCTGCTCGCAATTACTTAGAGAAGCAAATGTCTAATAAAGATACTAATACTATATTCACTATAGCTGATGAGCACTCAGTACAAGTTTTATACCCTAAAGGGAATCATAAAACATATAAACAATTACCCAAGGACGAAGATTGGGACGCTTGGGATGACCTAACAGATGAGGAAATCGATGAACTACTCGGATAAAGAATCAATATACGATTACTTTGAAAAAGCTATGAATGCTCTACCAAGGAATCATCCACATTATCATGAGATAAGACAATTATTAATTAAACAAATAAACGAAGAACTACATGATCATGAAACCTACACCACAGCAGATAGACGAGCAAGTTAAACTTGAGCGTGATGCTATTAGTCAAGGACTTAAAAGGTTACAAGATCAAACAATTAAACTAGAGGATCAAAATTATGGTTCAGCTACTATTTATGGCATATCTTCTATACACTCTTTACTTCCAAGATTGGTATCTAGGATAAAAGAGACTAATTCAAGGATACACCAAAGGAAAAATGGTGTAGCATTCAAAGATATACACCAATACTTAAAAGATATAGATGAAGAATCTGCTGCTGCAATAGCATGTAAGATTACATTTGATAAAGTATTCGGATATAAGGACGGATGTAACTTAATTACTAGTGTATGCGAATCTATTGGACATGCAATTGAAGATGAATGTCAAATGAGACATTATGAAACTCATGCACCTGGATTGTTAAATACATTGAAGCAAAACTACTGGCATAAATCCATAGGTACACGGCAAAAATTCGTTGTAATAAAAACATTGATGAATCGTTATGAGGTTAAACAATGGACATCATGGAATGCTACTATACGTATTAAACTTGGTGCTTGGTTATTAGACTGCATAATGGAATCAAGTCAATGGTTTACTAAACAAAACATACGACAAGGACGTAAGACTAGCATATTTGTTGTCCCTACCCCTGAGTTTATGGACATCAAAGATGAGGTAATGGCTAACGCAGAACTCTTTGCACCACTAGCTTGGCCTATGTTGATACCACCTAAAGATTGGACTAATGAATCTGCTGGAGGATATATTCTCAACGAGGTGATGCATGGTCATGATTTAGTACGCAGATCCAATCACTCACCTATACAGGGAGAAACACCATTAGCCTTTTTGAATAAGATTCAGAAGGTTGCATATACATGCAATTCTTTCACAATCTCGGTCGCAGAAATGCTACAAGATAGAGAGATTGCAGTTGGTAAATTTCTACCAATTATTCATTATGATCTACCACCTAAACCAGTAGATATAGCAACGAACAAAAACTCACGGTTGGCATACCGTCGTTCTTCTGCTGAAGTAATGAATAAGCAAGCAGCCGAATTTAAGAAGTCATGCCGTACACGTATGATGATGGAGGCAGTTAATAGATTCAAGGATAGAGATAAGTTTTTCATTCCGTGGTCATTTGACTATAGGGGAAGGGCATATCCGATTCCTGCATTCTTAACACCTCAAGATACTGACTTTGGGAAAAGCTTGATTCGCAGTGCGGATGAGTCTTATATAACTGAGTCAGGGAAGAAGTGGTTAGCTTTTCAAGTAGCAACTACTTATGGTTTAGATAAAGCAACGATGACCGAGAGGTTGTCGTGGACACATAACAACACAAACTTGATAGCCAAGGTAGCTATTGATCCTATCGGTAATAGAGTCGAATGGGAAGTAGCTGACGAACCATGGCAATTCCTTGCTGCATGTGAGGAATACTATTCAGTAGTTATTACAGAGGAACGTAAGACTACTGGACTATTCGTAGCTACAGATGCTACATGTAGTGGTCTACAGATTCTCGCAGGTCTCGCTAGAGATCGGAGCACAGCACAACTCGTCAATGTGTTGCCTGCTGATAGACCTCAAGACGCATACAAGGTTGTAGCGGATGTTGCCAAACCTAATTGTCCTATGCACATACGAGAAGTAATGGATAGGAAAACCGTCAAAAGGACGGTTATGACAATACCCTACAATGCTAAACCCTACAGCAATAGATCATATATTCGTGATGCTCTATTGGAAAAAGGAATTGAGATCGACAAGGAAGATCTAACAGTTACCGTACAGGCTGTCAGGGACGCTATGAATGTAGTCGTTCCTGGCCCTATGTCAGTAATGAAATGGATTGAAGATGAAGTTAGTAAAGCTGTGAAACGTGGAGCTAAAGAATTACAATGGGTTACACCATCGGGGTTCGTAGTGAATCAACGTATCATGAAAAAGCAAGTAGCTAGATTTGAGCTACAGTTATTAGGTCGTTGTCAGATATCAGTAGCAACTGATGAGACTAACGAGGTAGATATCAACCGTCACCGTGCTGCTACAGCACCGAACCTAATACATTCACTAGATGCTTCATTGTTACATCTCAGTATAGATAGATTCGATAAGCCAATTGCACTAATTCATGACAGCGTTCTCACACAATCCGTTGACATGGACGAACTATCGGCTATAATAAGGGAGACATACATGTATCTCTTTGCAGAGCATGACTATCTCAACGACTTTGCCCAACAGATAGGGGCAGAGACAGAACCACCGATCATAGGCGACCTTAAGCCTGAGTCGGTTATTAATTCAACTTACTTTTTTTGTTAAAATGCCTAAGAACGTACACGTTACGGACGAAGTTACACTTGAGGGATTTCAAGCTATCCTAGAACCTGGAAAGTTTGGTTATTCACTCTCGGCTGTGGTCAGCGAAGAACTTGCTGATAAGCTAGAAAATGAGAGGGCAGAGGTCTTAAGATGGGCCGAGTCTAAGCTCAAGAATCCGAAAAGAGCTACCCTAAAACCTACACCATGGGAAGAAGTATCGGATGGAAAATATAAAATTAAATTCTCTTGGGGTGAGGATAAGAGACCTCCTGTAGTTGATACAGAAGGATCACCATTAACCGATAAGAAAACACCTTTATATGCAGGATCTACTGTTAAACTTGGTTTCTTTCAAAAACCTTACATACTCAGGGACGGGGTTACTTATGGCAGCTCTCTTAAGCTGGTTGGCGTTCAAGTTGTGTCAGTTAAATCTGATGGGGCTGGTGTCGATGCTGGAGAGTTGGATGAGAGCCAAGTAGCTGATTTGTTTGGTAAAACATCTGGCTTTAAAGCTAGTGAACCGCCTGCCAATAATGAAGCGTCAGAAGAAGAAGAAGACTTCTAAATTTAGATCAGGATTAGAAGAGCAGGTAGCTAACTTGCTCACTAACCTTGGAGTTACTTATGAATACGAATCTTGTAAAATTCCTTATACTATACAGCACAATTATCATCCCGATTTTATTCTGCCAAACCATGTATACCTTGAAACAAAGGGATACTGGGATGCAGCAGATAGACGTAAGATAGCAGCTGTAAAGAAGGATAACCCAGATATAGATTTACGTATGGTGTTTATGTCGCCATACAATAAGATTTCAAAACACTCTAAAACTACCTACGCCAAGTGGTGTGATAAACATGACATCCCTTGGTGTGCTTACCACTCATTACCATTAGATTGGTTAATATGAACGAATCAGAATTTGTGGCACATGAACCATGTGAAAATTGTGGCTCATCAGATGCTAATTCAGTTTACACTGATGGTCACAAGTTCTGTTTCTCTTGCCACCATTACACACCCGCAGAGGGTATAAATCTTTCACAATCACCACGGACGATGACCAATGCAACCTTTAAAGGAGAACCAGAGAGACTACACAAAAGAGGAATCTCTGAAGCTACTTGCAAAAAGTATAGAATTAACCGAGACGGAAACACGTTACGCTTCGCATATTTTACAAGCGATGGAGTTCTTGCTGGATTCAAAATAAAAAATAAACAGAAAGTATTTACTTATGAAGGGCAATCTACTGACACCTTATTTGGTCAGCATTTATTTCCTACAACTGGTAAGCGTATTGTTGTTACTGAAGGTGAGTTAGATGCTGCGAGCTGTTATGAGGCAATGCCTAATTGGCCTATGCTATCCTTACCGCATGGTGCAGCGAGTGCTAAGAAAGATCTACAGAAACAGCTACCCTTATTTCAAGGCTACGAAGAGATTGTATTATTCTTCGATGGTGACGAGCCAGGTCGTAAGGCTGCCGAGGAGGCGGCTGGAGTCTTACCAGCAGGTAAGGTCAAGATCGCAAGGCTGGAGTCTTACAAGGATCCGTCAGATGTCC